GCTAGATACCTTCGAAAAGGTTCTCTAAAATCCATTTTAAAATTTGGAGGTACATCGTTTAGTTCTCCGGCTATGTCTTTCATTATCAATGCAAAGTTTTTATCACATACTTGTAATAATACATCTAATAGTAATACTTGCGGTACAATAGGTACTCCTTCAGCAACAGTTTGTTTAGCAAGTTCAGATACTTTTTTAAACTCTAAGAAAGGTGCAACTGCTGTTGCAAACTCATGCATATACTTTCTTATGGCTTCTCTTTGATCCTCTGTTAATGCATCAAAAGCTTTAGTTACTTCTCTTCTTTTTGGTTTTTTTGTCATATTTTTTTTCTTCTTTCTGGGTTGATTGTAGTTCCATTATCTGCACATACTCATTTAACCTATCGATTTCTTTTTCTGCAGCTAACAGTCTAGCATTTTTTAAAACTAATTTTTCAATTAGTTCTTGTTTAGTACAAGTGACATAGTAGTCTACTAATTTACGCCACATTCTAATCGTACCTCCTTGACGACTCTTAGAATATTTTCACAGTCTTTAATTCTAACTTGGTTTTTTCTGTTGTTGCAATCTGCACAACAAAAAATAATATTACCTGCTTCATAGCCTTTGGTATTATCTAATCTATCAACTGACATATTAGTTTTATTAGTTACACTTCGTTTATTTTGTAAGTTTGGTTTTCCGTGATTCTTGATTGGTACTTCAAAGGTAAAAGGTTGCTCGCAATAACGACACAACTTACCATCACTCAAAGGATGTTTCTCTTTCATAATTAATTTATGATTAAGATACTCTACCCAATAATCTATTTTATCTATGTTAACTTTAACATAATGTCTTTTCTTTAGTGCTGAAGGTTTTGTAAAGTGAATATATTTTTGCCCTACAAAACCTTTTTCAGAATTGTCGTAGCGATGATCTGCTATTGCTTTTTTTGCAAAGTCTCTACTATATCTAAACTTACCTTCTGCTCTGATCATCCAACTCATCTAAGATTATCTCTCCTTCTGACTCACATCTATCACAGTTTGCCCACACTTCTTCTTTTGCCATTGAATAAGGTATGCGTACAAATCCGTTGCCATTACATTCATTACATATTATCATGCCGTCTCTTTTTCCATCAAGTGTTGCCATTGTTGTCCTCCATCCATGCTTTGTTTTGTCTAGGTTGATATTGTTCATCAAAAAAATCACCAGATGTAACCTGTATGAAACAAGGTTTAGTCTGCTTATTATCGCTAAACAATTTGTTAATTTTATCTGTCCAATGTTGAATCTGTTCTTCACTGTCTTGAAGAATGATGACTGTTTTTGTTAGTTCTTTCATATTTTCTTTCTATCCTCTCTAAGTTATTCTTTCTTTAGTTTACCATTAAGAAGTTTTACTTCTTTGTTTATTAACATTTCGATAGTCTGCGATCGACTCATGACCGTGTTAGGGACTATCACCTTTCTTATTTTATCAAGTTCAGCATAAGACTTAACTTTGATTGATAAATTTTTATATTTAGTAGTATCTGTCATATGACCTTTCATTATTTCTATAATATATAGGATATTATGTAACAAATATCAACAAATAAATTGCTACATTGTGTCGCAGTTTAGAATATTTCTAAATTACTTTGTCTGGTTTGCAGGAAAATTTTGTATAGGCTAGCATACTATTAGTCCATTCTGGGTCTAAGCTTGCCATTAATGTATGTGAATAATTATAGCCATAAACTATACAACTACTATAGTCATCAAATAATACTTGAGGTGTAGGTATAACTTTACAATCATTCGCAGCTATCTCGCTACACAACACCATTAACAAAACCATTTTAATCATTTTATCCCTGGCCTTTGTATCTCGTGTTTTTCTTCTGTCTTTTTTCTGCCTTATTTAAATTTTTTTTATGTTGTCGAGGCCCTCGTTTTTTAGGCTTATCTCTCTCTACAAATGCTTTAAATTTCTTGGCCATCGTTTTGTAATTTTTTTAATAAATTTTTTTTCTCATCATCCATGACTATATATTTTATATGGCCATTGACATATTGTTGTATATCTTGATCACACAAAGTACATTTAAAAATATCTTCGACAATAGATAACAATAAAGCTTTCTCATTACAGTGTGGGCATACACCTACCACCGTTTCGATACTACCCAGTAGTTTTTCTTTGCTTGCTCTTGTCATTAACCTACGACTTTGCCATCCTTCCATTCCATATCTGGAAGACCTTCAGTGTATTTTTTGCCGTCAAAAGTAAGAACTTGTTTTCTGTTTGAACCAGATTCGTGATAACTTATGTGGACCCATCCGCCTGCTGGATCATCTTTGTCGTAAAATTCCATTATCAATTGATCAAAGTCTACGTTGTTTTGTAACCAGTAAGCTGTCTTAATGTTGGGCACGCCAAATATTTCTAGGTCGACGGCCTGGCCCTTCGCGTGCTGCGATGTCTTTTTGCTGCCGATCGCTTCGCAAAGCGCTTCGCTTCGGTATCCGCTGGTGATTGTCACAGCTTTATCAAAATGAGCTCGTAAAGGTTCGAGCACCTCATAACACAAGTCACCTAAACTTTTTATCTCACCGGACCCTGGTGTATTATCTATGCCCTTACGTTGAGCAGTCATCGAATTGGTCATCTCTCTTAAAGTAAAGTGTTTTGAAAGTTGCATAATTTTTTATTTTAATATTAATTTTTTTATAGACAAAGATCCATCAATATTTTCTTCTAATTCTGCCATAGATTTTATGCATTGATACCTAACATGTCCTTCAGGTTTTAACTGACGTTTAGCTGTACGTTTGCCTTTGAGACATTCAGACATAGATTCTTGTATACGTGCCTCTTTAATTTCTCCTTGTACAATCATAAGTAAAGCTACCACTAACTCAGTCATATTTTCTCACATATATTAATATAGATAATGTAATAACTGAAACCACAATTCCTATAAAAAATAAACCTATCATCTAGTAGGCTTTTCCATTTGCCCTTACCTTATCTTTTAAATCTTCTATATCTTTTAATGCTTTTTCTAATTGATCTCTTAAAAATTCTATATTAACTTTATTTGTCATATTCATTTCTTGAGTCTCTTCCATTTTCTCAACAGACTTGTACAAATCTTCGAGTAAAAAATGTTGTTCCTGGTCCACGGGGACCTGTTCTGATTTTTTAAGCAAATCATTTTCAAACAGCTCACGTGATGTCTCCAACGATACTAATCTTGAAGTCAGCTCTGTGTATGCAAACACACCAGCTACGACACCCGCGATGATCATTAACATGTTTTTGACCGGCATACTTACTGATGTATTTTCAGATATCTTCATTTCTTTTTTCTCATGTAATAGTCTCCAGGTTCATAGTTCCATTTTTTACCATGATGTCCTCTTATGTCGGCATACCACATTCTTAACCTTACTATCCATTTACGTACAGGTCTAGGCATTCTTTTTTTTCTTCTTACCACATTGACATCTAGGTCCAGCTAATTTTGTAGCAATAGCTTCACATAATCTATCTAGTCCACCGAAGAATTTATATAAGAATTTGTCAATCATTTTTAGGTTTTGGTAGCGGGAGTATATAGTCTTTTGGAGGTATTTTCAATTTGCTTTTACTAGGTCCTATAAGCTTATCATTCATTAATTTAAGGTCTGGGTTCTCTTTTTTGTAGCCATCTTTCATATCATCCCACAAACTTTGAGAATCACCAGGTCTAGTATTATCTCTTGCAGGAGTAATACCTCTACATTTCATAACTAACAATCTAAAGTTTTCGTTCTGTGCGAGACTAGGATTAGCATTAACTCTACCACACATCTTCATTAATTCTAGTTGTTGTTTTAATTGTACGTTTTCATTTATAGTCTTACAATCTACACCTAAATATTTTCTGTATGTAAAACTTAATCTATAATTATCATCGTCATTACGATAATTATTGTTGTTATTGTAATGATTGTATTTACCATTTCTATCTTCAGCTTCTACTCTAGTTTCAAAATCTCCACATCTTGCACCATACTCGTTAAGATATTCGTTTCTAGGATATGCAGGTTCCGCAAACAGTGCTAACGCTGTTAGCATTATAATAAGTATTGCTGTAAATCTGTAGTCCATCTTGAGACACTCCATACATTACCTGTTTAAATCCTTAATATCATAGCTGTGTTCTCTAACTTGATCTGCTAGTTGTCTGTATAAATTTTCTGCCATCTGCCACGTAGACTCTGCAGAGGTCAGTCTTGTGTTTTGATCTATAATTTTATCTTGAGCAGTGGTTAAATCTCTTTGAAGATTTATTATTTGAGTTTTATTGTCGTTGATTGTGTCTGTTAGATTAACAATATATCTAACACCAGTGAACGTTCCAACTAACACAGAAGCTATTACGGGTACTAATATAAAATTCTTTTTGAATAGTTCTGCAATGTTCATATGGCATAAGGTCCTTTATTAAAAGATTATAGCTCCTAACACAAATGCAGCAACAGCAATAAGTATCTCTGTTCTATTGTGTAATTGCCATACCATAAATTTATCTTTGTATTTATTTATCATCATCTTCCTCCAAGTTTCTCAGCTGATAGTCATAACTTCCTTCTTCGTGCTCGTCTGTAATCCATTTAGCTGAATTTTCTACGGAATATATTTTATTACTAACCAATCTATTAATCAAGTTTTTATTTGGGTCAACTCCCATTGATGCATCAAACATTTTAAGTCTATTATTGGGCTGTATGGCAAAGTTACCATCTTCTAGTTCTAATACATGGCCACATTTATGTTGATCTGGTTTCTCTGCATAACCAAAATTTAATTCATTAAAGTCTCCTGCACACCAATCTATTGTAAAAAGATATTTACCCTTACGTTTTACTTTGCGTCTAGATGTATATTGCATAGTAGCACCTGCTAGTTCATAGAAAGTTGTAACACTTACATTGTAACTAAAGCTGTCCCACATAACTAATTCATCTAATGGTAATTCTTTTACTCCAGGTTTAGTACAGAAAGCTGAGATAGGTGCTCGCCACCATAAACCACCGTCTTCCATTAAGAAATGAAACATAGGTACTCTGTTTGGTATAGAACTAAAACCAAATACTCCTACTTCAAAATATTTATCATGTGAATCTTTTTGGTCCCGTAAATAGTTACCTCGGACACAACATTCTATTACTGGTATGTTTGCATTTAAATAAGCCATTAGTCGTAAATATCTCCCCAAGTGTTTCCAGATTCATAGTCAACCTTATTAGGTACTGCAAGTGTAACAGCATTTTCCATAATCTCAATTATTTTTTTAGCGTGTTCTGGTGACTCAACAGATATGTCAAGTTCATCATGAATTTGAATATGTGCTAAGATCCCTTCTTTGTAAAGATCTAACATACATTTTTTTGTCATGTCTGCAGCAGACCCTTGTATTAATTTGTTTAATGCTTTGTAGGTGTATGCTCTTTTAATCCCTGGTCCATGTTCCCTTAATGCATCTTCATGAGACATAGCTTTATGCATACCAAAACTGTTTGGTTCCCATAGAGGAAACCTACATAGTCTACCAAGTAAAGTTCTTATCTGACCTCGCTCTTGAGATCTGTTAGAAGCACTATTCATTAACTGTTTAACAAAAGGTACTTTTGCATGATACTGATCAAACAATTCTTTAGCACGAACTGAAGTCACACCAAGTTCTGCTTGTAATTTTGTTTTACCCATACCATAAAACAATCCTAAGTTAATTGTCTTAGCTTGTGATCTAGGTATCTTTGCCATCTCTGCTACTGTCTTATGAAAGTCTGTACTTAAATCTTCTTGATAAGCATCGACTACATCGTAAACAGAAGGAAATTGATGTAAAGCTGCATAATGCACTACCAACCTAGGTTCTTGTTGAGAATAGTCAAAACAACCCCATGTATGGTCCTTTTCGGGTATAAATAAAGACCTTATCATAGGACCTAGATCTTTGTTTCTAGCCGGAAGTTGTTGTAAATTTGGATTAGAATAACTAAACCTACCAGTAACTGTACCACCTTGGTCGGATCTTATTTGATTTATATCTGCGTGTATTCTACCTTTGTGTTCATATCTTATAATTGTATCAATAAATGTTGTGTGTGCTTTATTGATCTCTCTTGCTTGTGCAATTTTTTTTACTAATGGATGTTTGTGTTCTTGTAAAAAGTTTTTTGTAAAACTTGGCGCTTGAGTTTTTTCTGTGCGTTCGTAATCTAATTTTAACTTATCAAATATTTTAGCAATGTTTCTTGCAGCCCATATCTGAGGTTGTACTCCTGTTTCTTTTTCAATTTCTAATAACAACTGTTCTTCCTTTGTTGCTAAATGAATCTTGGTTTGATTCGCTTTTTCAACGTCAACGCGAACTCCTTTAAATTTCATATCAACTAAACATGGAAACAAATCTGTTTCTAAATTAAATATATCTTCTATGTCTTGTTGAACTATTTCTCTTTTAAAAACTTGCCACAACTCCAATGTAAGCTGTGCATCTTTTTCTGCATACAATCCTACTTCTAATGCAGGCAGTTGCCACATGTCTGCTTTAGGATCTAACCCTCTTGACTTTGCAGCTTCGTTTAATGCAGTTTCATTTTTACCATGTCCCAAATATTCCCAAGACAATGCATTTAAAGAATATTGAAATCTATTTTCATCTACCAGTGATGCAGCAATCATTGTATCTACGATTAAACCATTGATTTTTATACCTAAATTACGTATCCAACATACGTCATACATTGCATTATGAAATATTTTTGTAGACTGTGTTGACATCGTATCTGCAAACCATTTTAAAACTCTTTTACGTTCCATGTTAGGCCCTGAGCCGTGAGCAATAGGAAAATAAAAAGCTTTGCCTGGTACAGCAACAGCAATACCTATAACTTCACCTTCGCCAATAACAGCACCAGATCCTTTTGTTTTTAAATTAGGATCTCTTGTTTCTAAGTCGACAGCTATTTCATCAACCTGTCTTAGATCAGGAAATTCTTTTGGCTCGACCCATTCTTTTTGAGTTTCAAATTTGGGTATTATCATTTAATTCCTTTTTGTTATTGTAATAAATCATTCCAGGCTTTTCATACATAAGCAAACGTTTTTTCATTACTTGGTTTTCTCGATAAAGTTTATCTACTTTGTTATTTAAAGTTTCTATTTTTAATCTTAAGTTTAAAAATAAATTCATTTCTTTTTATTAGTGTCTTTCATTTTTTTAATTTCTAAATCACAATAGTGTTTTATTTTTTCTAGATCTTGTATACCACCTTTATACGGATAACGCATTACATATTTTATTATGTTACCTTGAAAAAAAGTAAGTTCATTTTTTGAAATAAATTCATAAGGTTGAATGTGGTAGTGTTGATAGTGAGATCCACCTATTTGTTTATCTTGCGGAAATGCATCTTTAAAGATATCTTTGTTTGTCATAAGTTGTAACCATTCCTTTCTTTTTTTGATTTTAATATATACAGGTTTTGTGCTGATCTGGTTACACCAACATACCAAACCCGGTGTTCTTCGTCTTGCTTTTCTATACTACTTGCTATAGAATCTCTTATTTTTTTAGCATTATCTAACACTAAAACTACGTTGTCACATTCACCACCTTTGGCTGCATGAATTGTAGACACTTGAATTCTTGGTTCCTTAGATAATTTTTCATCCATAGTCAGCATATTTCTAATATAGAAACATTCTGCTTGATCTGCATTAGTAAATACTTCATACCAAGGCAAACCTTTTTTAAAATTTAAATCTTCCATCTTAATATCTTGTCCTAAGTTTTCATTAAACTCTACATTAAGATAATCAAATATATCTTTACAATCTGCCCTGTTAATACTTTCTCCTTTTGTAAGTCTTGTCCAGTTTAGAATAGTTCTAAACAACTTAGTATCAAAACTTTTACCAAACCTGTAATGATTGTAGTATAAATTAGATTCTTTTAATTTTTTACATATCTCTCCAACTCTATACGTTGTCCTAGCTAAAATTAACCATTGTCCTTGTTGCAAGTTTAAATTATCTAAAGAGTAAATAGATTCTGTATAACCCTCTACAATTTTTTTAGTTTCTTTATTTATTTTTGGATGATATATTTTTTCTTTTCTAAGGCCTTGTATTCTATTTATAATAACACTAGACATTTCTTGAACTACCTTTGGTATTCTTTCTGATTGATCTAAAATAGTTTCTTCTGCAGGTTCTGTAATAAATCTATTTACATCTGCACCAGCCCAAGCAAAGATAGCTTGGTCATCATCACCTGCTAGATACATATCTTCAGTACATTTTTTTAAAGCATCGTACATCTGCCATTGAACTGGAGCTAGATCCTGAGCTTCATCAATAAAAATAGCTTTAAACTTTGGAATAATCAATTTTTCCTTGTTTTTAGCCACTAATTTAGTAATCATATCGGTATAATCTACGAGGTTACTACCTGTTTTAAAGTCCATAAAATACTTATAGATGTGTTGCAAGATAGGAAAATCTATCTCACGACTCCATTCATTGGTATTAAACTCTTCCTCAATAGAAATGTCTTTGACTCTAGCCTTGTTTATTAATTTAAAATATTCATTGTCACAATCTAGGTAACAAATTTCATCACTTTCAGTAAAATAATTTACTCTAATACTTAGATCTGTACCGATCTGCTCATAATGTTCTGGTTGCATCACACCATCTTCACTTAATCCTAAAGTGTGAAAAGCAAATGAATGTAGGGTTTGAAAATATTTTAAATCTTTTTTTTCTAAATGAGGATTATCTTTTAACATCCTACCCTGTGCTTCACCTGCAGCTTTTTTTGTAAATGCAAAGTAACCTATTTGATTTAAAGGAACCCCTTGTTTAATATATGAGTCTACAAATTTTAATAATGTTCTAGTTTTACCTGTACCTGGTGGACCCAGTATTTTTTTAATCATTAAAATATATCTTTCTTGTTTTTAAATGGTATCTTTTCTGTTACAATTTCACCTTCTTTATAATTACCTAAAGCAATCTCTACTACTTCTACAGGAGGATGATTAGTTTCTTCTCCATCTTTTTTAGGAAATCTTTTATTGACAGCAAACTTAGCATTAAACAAACGCATCATCATCTCACCTGTCTTAGATTTATTCTCTTTCCATTCTTTGTTTCGTAAACTATCAAAGAAACTTTTGTATTTAAAGT